TTAAGCTTTAACGATATTAACAGCTTGCAAACCACGATCGCCATTCTCAACACCGAAAGTCACTGACTGACCTTCATCAAGCGTCTTGAAGCCATCACCTTGAATAGCTGAGAAGTGAGCGAAGACATCATCACCGTTTTCACGTGTGATAAATCCGAAACCCTTATCGCCATTAAACCACTTTACTGTACCTGTTTCCATTATATGTTTCTCCTTTGGTGCAATCACCAATTTTTTTGTAATTTTAAATAATTGGCGCTGAGAGTCCTCCGAGAAAAACAAATCAAAATCAAAAACTTTATTACTTTATTAGAATAACACTCCAAACGCGAGATAGCAAATAAAATGCCCAACCAGATAAAATTTGATTGGGCATTTTTATAGTTATTCATTTTTCTTATCTTCTGACTTACCAAAACCATTAGCAAAACCATCAATAATTGATGTGATGGATTTAGTAGCCGTTTCATTCAATCCTGTTGAAGCAAATCCAGCCCATACACCTAGCACGATGTCTTGCACTAGCTTTGTGTCTTTGGTGTAAAACGATAGCCCGATTGCTACCAGAGCACCAACAACGACAGCAATCAAAGGTAACAGATGGTTGTTAATTTTGGTAGGTTTTAGCACCTGCACAATTAACCATACGATCACTAGAATTGCGATATTTGAATCTACATTAAACGTCATTATTTCTCCTTATTTAATCGTTGCAAAAGCTTTCATCATGCTGACGGGTTCACCACCGATTTCAACATTAATTGTTGTAGCAGTCTGACTAATCACTTTGTACTTACCGTTCAAAGTGAAGTACTCCATACGTCCGTTATTGCCTTGGATATATTGGTTACGCAACTTATTGCCATATTTATCAGTCAACGTCATGGCTGAAATAGGAATATAGTTGTTGTAATCAATGGGCTTGATGCTCATATCAAAGTTCACACCATACATTTTGTTGTTATAACCTACCCAGTAGTCAGCGACGTACACACCGCTGAATGTAGCGTATTGTGTCTTAGCTGGTGTACTTGGCGTGTTAGTTGATTGACTTGGCTTAGAAGCAACTTGCTCAGCTGGCTTGTTGTTATCCAATGAACCAACCACCATGACGTTGCCGTCAACGCCAAAGTGGTTATCGGCATATTGCCACATCTTCACATTGCTCATGTTAGGGAAGTATTGCATAGGTGGTGTTGCTTGATGAGCTGTAGTTAAATACCAAGCTAACCATAAGGCGTTAGGATAACGTGCATTGATACGGCTCAAATCAACGTATGAGTTCACGTAGCTAGTGTAGCTATAAAACATCGGCTTATACCCAGAGGCATAAATCTGATCCATGAACGCTAGAATAGCTGTTGTGTTGTTGGCCTTATTCGCACCAGCACCTGCTTCATAATCCATAGCAATGTATGAGCCTTTGGCTAGCCCTGCATTTTGTGCATCTTGAACAGCCAATTGAGCTGAATAAGTAGCTTCACTGACTGAATCACCTACTTGTGCCCAGAAGTAACCGCCCGTTTGCATGCCGACTGCATCAGCGTTATGAATTTGTGCGTAGGCTTTAGGGTTACTATAATGAGCACCCTCACCGCCACCTCGTCCACCTAGCTTAACCATTGTAAAGTTATCGCCAACTTGCTTGAATGAGTTGAAATAGCTTGTAGTTGTGCCCTGATAACTGGCTACGTCAATACCATTAGTATTGGCTGATACACCTGAAATCGTGGCAACTAAAAAGGCAACTGCTCCAATCGAAGCAATTACCCATCGTTTTAATTTATTCAATTTTCAAACCTCCTTGTGGCTAGGCATTACGCTTAGCTTCGTGTTCTGCTGCTATATCTTCGACTTCCTGCCAATCTGAATTTGATTGATAGTCAGCGATTGGTAGTTCACGACATTTTTGGTAAATCTTTTCACCAGTACCATTACCTTTTAATCCGGTGTAGGCTTTCCAAGTATATTCAATGTCATCAAGTTCACTTAAAGTAATCTTACCTCGCTTGATGTACTTACCACCTTTTTCATATAGTTGTGAATGTAAGGTAGCCAGACTAGCTGATTTTAACAACTTGAATTGTCCACTCCAAACTTTGATCCAGCCTAATACCGTAGTACCTGTCAAGATTGTAATCGCACCACCTGCCCACCCTATTTCATCAAACAATTCTCCCAATGCTCCGTGCATTATTCACCTCCTTTAAAATAATTACGAAGCAGGTGCCACATAATCGATGCCTGTTGTTTCCTTATACTGTTCTGCAGTAATCCACTGTACTTGCACGAACAGTTTCATATCATCAGCGTTGTAAAATCCCATATTAAAGAATTGAATTACCATCTCAGCCATTAGTTGTCTCCTTTTCTGATTGCAAATCTGCTACTTGCTTAACAAGCATGGCATTTTGTTGAATTAATTGGGCGTTTGTTTTAGCCTGTAATATTTGAGAAGTAGCTAACTGTTGAGCCAGATTAGCTAATTTCTCGTCATTACTTTGTGATTTTACTGGTACATCTTCTACGAAATTAGGATTTTTAACAATCACATTATCTAAATATATCCAGTAATTCGATTTAAAATCATCGAAAAAATTACTAGGTATTTTTTCTGGAGAAACATATATGTCACATTGGTCATTTGATCCCAACACGATAAAAGATACAATTATATTATTTTTATCAACTTCTATGTTCATTTTTCAAACCCCCACTGAATACTTTCTAAAACCTTTAATGTTTATGGACAACGTATCTAACACCGCTGTTAAATTACCGCCTACTATCTGATTTAATTGCGAGACTGTTAAATTTTGCAATGTAGAATCAACACTAAATTCTAGGTTTAAAAGTGTGGCACCGTTGTTTGCTGATACAATACCCGCCATCAGCGCTCTATAATCTCCAACAGCCATATTCCCAAAGAAGTGTCCATTCTTATAAGAAACTCTGATTTCAATTTCATCAAAGTAGGTTAACGGAGTAGCTAATTGAATTGTGTTCCCTTTTGATAAGGAACCACTATAGATATCAATTCCCACCAGATTAAACTTTTTTGACCAAGTTCCTCCCACTACGTATTGTTCCCAGCCGCTTCCTAACCATTTAATATAACGATTATTTTCATCAATATAAGCTTGCCAAAACATACCAGTTTGGAACGTGCCTAAGTAAGGTGGTAATTGGTCTTTTGAAAATGTACTGGCATCATAGGCGTAAATACCGCTTCTTTTTGGCCATGCCGTCATCGGTTGAGCAGTGTTATATCCAGCAATCAAACCAGATAATAGTTTAGCCACTCCTGTTAAATCATTTCCGGCGGAGTCTTTAAAATTGTCAGCGGAGATTGTCCCGGCCACCGCTCCGCTAGCTGATTTACTGATATAATTATCCAGATCAGTTTTTTTGGCGACTTGATTATTATTGATTAACGTTGTTATCGAATTAGCTTGTTCTTGTGCTCCTTTAATAGTGCTATCAAAACCATCTACTTCTCCTTTGAGCGCTTCTGTCTGTGATTTTATGCCGGACTTGAATTGTTCCCAATCATTCATGAATGGTGTTGTATCGATATTCATCAACACATTATCTTTTTTGACGTCAAAGGATAAGTCAATGCTGGATATTAAAGAACCATCACTCTCTTTTTTTATTAGAAAGTGTCCGATGACTGCTCCAGCCACTGCAAAAGCGTTAGCAGGAAAGTAAAAAATCATCTGGCCGACAACCGCCCCTGAAATTGTTGTGCCAGAAACAACTAGCGGTGTCCCGTCAGCGTTTGTCTGTGCCCACTCTACTGTATAGCCATCCAATGCCAGTGGCTGACCACTTTGTTGGAACCAGATGGGTAAGGGGCGTCTATTATCCCCTTGCCTAGCAAACAGATAATCTCCTATTGGCTTAATAGTCGGTTGTTGTGTTGCCAAATCAACTATCATATATTTTGATTCGTTCATGTTATCTCCTTTGTATTGTATTGATGGTGCCTAATAAAACATTGGTATTAGTCTCAAATTTATTCCAATATCGATTAAGCGTACATTTAAATTCCCCCGTATCAAATAGAGAATACCCTTGGTAGTCATCATAGTCTCCGCCTCTTAACCAACTCGTGCTGTCAAAAGTTTCAATATAATTATTAATAGTTCGATCTATCTTTTTAATTTCTTCTTGCAATGCAAACAGAAAATTTCTATCTAACTTATCATATTGGCTAAGGTCGGCAAAAATTTCTGAATGATATTTCAGACCATACATTTCAAGAAAGGAAACTATCTCACTAAATGATTTCTTTAAAATATTTAAATTTATTTGATAGTTTTTGATGATGTTCGATGAATCTAATCTATCTAAAACGATGTTGTTGAAATTATTTTCATTAGCAACAATCGGCTCACTAAGTTCCATAATTTGTGGTGTGCTGGTCATTAATAGCCCATTAAAAGTATGACTAGTGCTAGTTGTCCAATAGATTAGTTTGTCTAATTCGTCGTCTTTTTCATACACTAAACAAAAATCGTCGGGAGTCGTCTCTATCCTGTTTTTAAAAGAATATCCATAGACTTCAATCAATAATTCTTGTAATTGATTGCCCACTAAATTGAAAGCCGGCTTTTCTCCTTTAACTACACCCGTGTCATAGTAATTGCCTTGCAAAGACCAAGTTTTATCTGAATTATCCATAGTAAAATAAACAATATGTTCTACGCCCAACATATCTAATAAAAAAATTTGTCTAAGTGTATAATCCGACTGCTGTTGTCTAGAATATGAACCGTTAAAATTATTGGGTGATCCATAACCAAATTCAGTAACAGAAACGCTCAACCCCGTTGATTTTAAGGTGTTTAAAAACTCCGTTTCTGACGGTAGCGATAACATTAATTCCGGATTGCCTTTTTGATATGGATGATAACTAACGTGCGTTCCGTGTGTCAACATACCTTTAGCAATAGCTTTATTAGCATTGGCAACATATACAGGGTTCCCCGGGCCATTGAAGTCGCCATTGATAAACTCAGCTTTCGAATTAAAGGCAACGCTTAGTTGATTAATTAAAAAATTAATATTCATAATATCATTAATAACGTCATCACTAATGGGTTGATTCATCCAAAAATGATTACCACTAAACGCTTCATCTACCGCTTCAAAAACCACCGCTTTATTTCTTAAATGAGTAATTGTTTCAGTAACTAATTTCTTAAAGTTTTGTAACGCTGTTTGATAGTCAGGCGGCGTTTTGTAACCATCAAAAGTAGCAAAGAAAGGAATTATAACTTTAAAACCATTAGCCAAAGCTGAATTTATTGCATAATCTAGTCGGTCAAAATTAAAACTACCATCCGGATTTATATTGGCTTCCCAATAGCCATAGCCTATTCTGATCCAATTAATCGGTAAACGTGACATCATTTGCATGTCATAATCCCAATTACTTTTAAATTTTTCATAATCGATATTATTGTTGAAATACATACCATAATCGTTTACGCCAAGTTTATCCGTTAGTGCTGTCATTTTTTGCCTCCTTTTCTATTGTTAATTTACCGTCATCATCTACATTGGCATTGAATATCGTACCATTAGGTGATAGTAGTTGTAACCCACCTGACAACCTGGTTTGACCTTCATAAGTTTTATTACCTTTAATCGTTTCATCATCTTGATTAGTTGGTGCTGTGTACTTAATACCATTGATTAGTAATGCACCATCATCATCGAACGACAAATCGTATTTTGTACCTTTTGTCGATTCAAAAGACAAGCTAGGTAAAATCAAGTCGTCAAAGTCAGTTGGTTTAAAATGAAAACCGTCGGCAGCAATCAATAGCCTAGCGGCCTCTTTGTTGCCGTCAGGGGCTGCATAAATAGCTTTTCCTATTCCTAACGCGCTAACGTTTTCTGCTATTCCAGGTCTTTTATTATTCCAATCCGTCATATTAACTCCATATATACCAAACGCCATTGTTCATCATAGAAGTCACGTCTTGAGATAACTGCTTAACTGACTTTCCTATATGTTCATTGGTGTCTTTTGCTCTTTGTTGCATAGCCCAGTTATGAGCAGAATCAAATATCTTATTCCCAAATGTAATAGTATCGGTCTGCTTGCTATCTTGTGGGTAATATGTCATTCCAACAATTCTAGTATCAACATCAACACCTAACCTGTCTTTTAATAGACCGGAATTGCCCATCTTGATACTATTTATATCTGACAGTTTTGCTCCATGTTCAAATTCAGCACGTTCCATGGTGTACTGGATAATTGGATAGTCTTGTAATTGACCTTTGATGTAGTTGTTGAGAGAGTTGGAATCCGTAAACCTATCATCTTGAACAGTCGCCGCCTGTTTGACGCCCCAAATAGAGGCGTTAGGACTAGTGTATTCTGCGGTAGCCGCATAACTACCATCATCGTTTTGTTTCCCTAATCCTTTTATTTTGGTGCGAATGTTACTGTAATCTTCCGTCCAAGATATTTTGTGAGCGTTATACCCATCAATAAATACAAACTGATCACTTTGACCTATTTTTTTGTAAATATGAATGGTCCAATTGTCAAAATAAAATTCAAACCCAAAATCATCTTTCAACGTGTTCATAAACAGACTGTCTGCAAAATCACCACCAAAACCATCACTAAATGAATAGTTACTGAATGTATCATGAATAACATACTTGAACGCTGTTCCATCGGTAATGAATTTCATGCAGGCATCTAAACTCTGCGTGTTTGATAATCTACCTTCAACGTACTTATCGTGCAAATCTGTACCAACATGGACGCCGGCAACTTGATATGACCTTGTGTTACCCAACGAAACCGGATTAACGGTCGTCAGCCTAAACCACTGGCCTGTTTCGGGAACTAACACCATTGTCTGTGGTGACATCATCAGTGTTGCAGCTTTATTTTGAACGTTATCATCTAAGGTGAATGAGACAGTACTTAATTCGTTTAAACCTTCTGTAATTGGAAGGTTATAAACGATTGCCGGCGTTTCATCGACCGATATTTGTTTTACATATATAACATTAGACATTAGTAGTAGAACCTCGTTTTAAATGAAATAGTGAAATCAGTTGAACCAACAATTTCAATAGCATTATTACCGATTGCATAGTCAACAAAGCTACGGTCAGAATAATCATTTCCAAACCTTTGTGTGCCATCTACCATCGGAATTAATCCGATAATGTCTAGTTGTTGGTTCTTATTCAATGACTTCTTATACGTAAACGATTGGCCAGTGGTTGTGTTCTTAATAGTTAACGAACTAGCTACATTACCTTTGAAAGTAACAGTAACTGGTCGTTCACTAGCCAATAACGGTATGATTGATGGATTGTAGAAATTAAATTTAGTTTGATTGGTGAACGTATACTTTGGTGTATCGAATGGTATACCCATTCCAATGCCATAGGTTCCACCATCAAAAGTAAATGGATCTAATGTTGTAGCTGTACTTTCAGCTAATCCGTCATAGCAAACTAGATTAATCGCTACGCTCTTGGCTTTCCAGAAATTGCCTAATCGTGGATAGGTAAATGATTCAGCAACTACTTTCCATCTCAAAAACGGTGTACGCATATTGATAACATAAAAAGGCTCCGTACTACTAAATATCCGTAGCACTTTGAGCCTTTGTAATTCGTAATCGTAGTTGTCTCGAGCATACACATCAAATGTTAAGGGTATGGTAGTTTGTTGAATCTGACTATCAGACAATTCAGCACCATACCTACCAATTTGCGTGTAAGTGTGCTGAAAGTTAGCTGAAGGTGGGTCGAATGTTACGACGTGTATTCCTTCTTTTTCAAGGTCGTAGGTTGTACCATCACGCCTTTGAATTATGATTGAACCCTTATAATTAGTAGACATAAGTATTACCCGTCGCTTGTCCTTTCATCTGAATTTCTTGGTTTCGTAGTACCTTGATTTTTGGATAGGTAGCCCGAGCAATCTCGCCACTATCTAATTGAACCGTCATATGAACGTCACCGCTCAAATCAATACCACCATTAGCTGATTGCATAGCAGATGAACCCGCTATGCTTGGCTGCTGAGATGTGATTGCTTGCATGCCGCTCTTTGCACCACTGATAACTCCGGCTAATTTAGCAGCGAAGCTATTAGGTTGCTTCTGAGCTGTTTCTTTGATTGAGCCAATGATGTTTGTATCAGCCGTAGAGCGATTTGGGTTAGTAACCCATTCATCTTCGCCTTGAACTTCTCCAACAACGCCAATACCGTTTGTACGTCCACCATTTGCATATCCATGACCCTGTCCTAGGAATGATAAATCACTACCATAACGATGCTTAGCGTAATTCAAACCAGCTAGAATATTGTCATAACCATTCATGATGTTATTATGACCGTCTACCGCATATGCCTTGAATGTTCCAGGTTTAACTTGCATCAAACCTGTAGCATTACCATCTGCTAAACCGTCATTACCACCAATAGCTTTAGCGTTTCCACTTGATTCAGTTTGAATCTGCTTCAAAATCTTAGAAACCATTGAGCCTGAGGTACTTAACCCTAGTTTACTCAAAGCTTTCTTAACATCACCGCTCCAACTTTGTACATCACTATCAGTACCTGTCGAGCTGTCGTTAATTGGTGCAATGAACTTCTGAATCCATTCCATCATGCCACCGGTTTGCTTCTTGATTAACTTAGATAGTGGGTTGTTTGTAGCAACCTCTTTGGCTTTAGCTCCTGCACTTCTACCAAAGTCTAAGAATGTAGTAGCTCCTGATGCTTTACGTCCGTTATAGGTGTGGTATTGACCGTCACCGCTCCAGTTATATTCTTCACCACTTATATTGTCGCCTTGAACACCTGTAACCATGGCAGCGTGATTACCAAACTCTGAACCTGCACCATAAACAGCAACATCACCTACTTTTGGTGTTTTTGAATGCGGAACACTAGCATTTACCCAATCAGCACCGTTTCCTAAGTGACTGAATAAATCAGCGCTAACACCCATATTTTTCAATCGGCTAGCTACGAAAGATACACATTCACGATAGAAATATCCCCAAGGATCTACTCCACTATCTTTTGACTTGCTTTTGAATGCATAATCATCGCCTTTTTCACCACCGCCAGTATTAGAACTTTCGTTAGCCATGCTCCAAAGTGTTGACCACCAGTCTTTAGCTTGATTAGTAACTTTCTTATAAGCTCCGCTTGCTAGCCCGTCCATAACATTTGAAACACCACCACTCTTAAGATTCATGACTTTTCCTAATGTTCCAGCTGGGTCAGCGACTGCTCCTGTGATATAGCCAAACATCTTGGTAAATTTCTCGACACCGTTTTTCAAACCGCCCCATAGAGAACCAGCAACATTTGAAATTGTAGAACCTGCACCCGATATTAATTTGCTCCAGAATCCGGTTCCGCCAGCAAAGTGTTTAGCACCACTCATACCCATCATCATGGCTGTTTCTGAAGCATTTAATACCTCTGTTCCCGGCAATAATAGACGTTCGGTATTTATACCCTGAACTATTTCCATTTTGCCATTAGGGTGTATTAACGTTTCTTTGTTACCAGTTTCAGGGCTATCGTTACCATCATTTAAGACAGCGTGTGTAAGCTGATTAATCGCACCAGTACCATTGGCAAACTTAACCTTTGGTATTTTTCCTAATGCATTTTTAGGTCCGCCAAAGTCATGAATCAAACCGTTGATACCGTCAATACCAGCGTTAGGAATTTTGATAACAGCGTTGATACCTTTACCAGCTAAATCTTTCATACCGTCCCACATGCTATCAAAGCCACTTTTGATTCCGTCCCACGTGTTACTGAATGATTTTCCTATTTTCCCGAGTACATCATCAAAAGTTTCTTTCAGACTGTTGATGGCTTTAGAACCGAACTTTTTCATTCCGTTCCAAGTGTCACTGAAGAAATCAGAAATAGAGTCCCAAGTCTTATTCCAAACCTTTTTGATCGCTTTCAAAGTATCTGAAATTACATCACTTAGCCATTCGATGATGGGCTTGAAAAATTTAACAATACTATTCCATACAAACTTGAAAATTCTCAAAATCAAATTCAAATTTGTTTGCCATATTCTTACTATAGCGCTCATGAACAGCCTGATTATTTTTTGGGATGTTGATATTCCAATTTTTAACAGTTTCCATATCGCTCCAAAAATAAGCTTCAATATCTTAAAAATAGTATTCCACGTAGTCGTCCATACTTTGATAATTATTCCCAAGGCTATGGTGATTATCTTTTTCCAACCATTAATTTCTTTGCTAAGAAACTTAGTTATTAATTTACCAACAACTTCAAACGATTTTTCGATAACATTCCACGTGCTTTTCCAAACTTTTCCGATTGGATTCCAAATATTTTTCGCCCATTTTGTTAATGCATTGAATATATTTTTAAATGGTTCAACGAAGCGCTTTGCAATCACTATTGCTAAACCGATAGGTATCGATAAAGCATACATCAGTATACTTCCAAATCCTTTGGCTAATTTGACAGCCGTATTAACAAAAGCGTTCCACCCTTTGATAAAGCCTTTCACAAGACCGTCAAACCATTTACCAATAGCATTAGAACCACTACCAATCGATTTACCAACGTTTTTGAACCATTTACCTAAACCGCTTAATATTTTTTTGATTGACTCAGCAAAATGTTCTAATGGTTTGCTACTTGTTCCAAGACCCCATAGAGCCTTATCAATGACTTTCACTAATCCGTGAAAAATATTGCCAACCGCAATTACTAATGATTCTAATATGCTAGTAACTATCTTCCCTAAACCGCTGACAATGCCCTTTACGTCTTTTCCAACATGTTTCCAGTTTCCTGTAATAACGTCTAGAATAAGTGCAATGGTGCTACCGAGAGCCTTAAACAAGCCAGAGATAACTCCTAGAGTACCTTTGACGGTTGCCACTAATATGTTAAACGTTGGTTTAACAAGGGGTACAATCAACTCAAACGTTCCACGAATAATGGCCCCAAGGGCAACAAATGCGGCCCCTAAAACCTTACCGATTACACCAGCGATGTCAGTGAATACTTTTTTGTTAGCGATAAACCATTGGCTGATACCATCTAATTTTTCGACAACAGCTTGTATTGGTCCGCCCTTATCTCCAGCGTGGGTAAATGGTGCGATTAAGTCTTTCAGAGAGTCTTTCAACGAACTAAATACTTTGCCTACTTTTCCACCTAACTCCTCAAAAGGTTTAGCTAATTTTCTAATTCGTTCACCAACGCCATCAAACATACTCTTGAATAATGTTACAAACGGTTTAAATGCTTTTGTGAGAGCTTTCCAACTATCACCAAACACTTCTCCTATTGACATACCTAGAACTATCAATGAATCTGTAATTGGTTTCATAGCCTCTTTAAATGAATTAAAGAGGTCTCCTGCTACCTTTGCTACTTTTCCAAATGTATTACCAACACTCTTAACAATTCCATCAACAAAACCTTTAAACTTTTCGTTGTGCTTGTACAATTCATAAAAGGCAGCACCAACCGCAACAATTCCGCCGATTATAGCCACTAACGGGATTGATTTCATAGCTAATCCTAATGCCGTTTGGGCTAGCGTTAACTTGCTTGTCCCTCCAGCGGCAGCCGCTTGTGCTAACTTGTATGAATCCATAAATCCAGCTATTTTTTGGACGATCAATAGCTCTTTCATTGACTTAACCGTAGCGTCAATCCCGGCAATAAATCCATATATTTTTTTAGTTGCAAATAATGCAACCATTACAGAACCTAGAGCCTTTAAAGCGCTTTTGTGATTTGCTATTTTACCAAGAACATCATTTAAAGTTTTTAAGGGATTATGTGCCTTTTTACTGTCTTTACTAATTAAGCCAAAAGCATTAGCTATACCTGTAATTGTATCTTTTGCGACATCCCAGGCGCCTCCTATAAGAGCCCCAGATATTTCTTTCAAACTGTTTAATATACCGGTTATATCTTTTTTGTGATTGTTAATATATCCAAAGACATTGGCAATAGCTTTTCCCATGGCACCAAATGCACTCGTTGATACATCTGCTAATTGATTAATAATCCCAGTAAGATTTTTCTTACCTATTTTATTAATCATATTATCCAGTCCAGAAACAACGTTTGCCTCTAGCGAACCCCAAGCACCTTCAAAAGTATTGGTTGAAGTCGCCGCCTTTTTGGCTGCATCATTACTACCAAGCTTTGTTAGAGCATCATTAAACTCGTCAGCGGTGATTTGTCCGTCAGCCATAGCGTCACGGAAATTACCAGTAAAGGCACCATTTTCTTTAAGAGCCTTTTGTAATACCCCAGATGCACCAGGAATGGCATCGGCCATTTGATTCCAGTTTTCCGTGGTTAACTTTCCGGCTCCAGCTGTCTGAGTCAATACCATAGCAACTGACTTAAACGTGTCGGCATTTCCACCCGCTTGTGCGTTTAAGTTTCCCGCGGCTTCAGTAAGTCCAAGGTAATCTTTGACACCGTTAGCAGCAAGTTGAGCAGTCGTGTTTGATACGGTATTCAAATCATAAACAGTATCATCTGCATACTTTTTAACTTGCTTTGTGGCTTTATCAATTTCATCTTCGCCAAATCCACCCAACTGCATAGTTGATTTGAACTTTTGTAGTGCGTCCGATGAATTCAACGCCTCTTGCCCTAATCCAGATATAAACCCAGCCACGGTACGCACACCGGCAGATATTGTTGAACCAACGAATGTTCCTATTGCAATATCTTTTAATCGATGAAACTTATCACCGACTTCTTCTGCTTGGTTTTTTAATGAACGCAAACCAGTAGAGGCATTGTCATTGAGTTCTACTTGAGAAGTTATTTTAGAAGGTATTTCACGAAGTAATTTTTCATAGTTAATGACTTCGCCTTTTTCTGCCTTAGTTAGTAGTTCGGTTTGTTTTTCTTTCGGTAGTTGATTCAATAATTCTCGAAAGTTTTTGATGCCAGCTTTATCAGCTTTTGTTTCAAGTTTCGCCACAAGTGGGTCACCCTTGAAAGCGTCTTTAAATTTATCATAGCCACTCTTACCAGCAGTTTCAGCCTTTGATTTGAACTCACTCCAAGTCTTATCTGTCTGATCATTTAACAATAAATCAATGTTAATTGAACCATCAGCCATTCGGTTTCCTCCTTTCTGTGTTTATTCAGCATCTCCCATCATCATGTCAAATATTGCAGATGCGTTTCCTGTAAATCCATCTCCTTCTACCTGATTTTCGAGTTGATAATAGGATTTCATTTCACTTACGAATTGCGCTTGTTCTGGATTATCTTTATATCCAGTCAAGTCATCACTTCGATATTGTCTTATCTTTTGAATAGGAGTATCCGGACCCAAGTTATCAAACAGAGCTTTGAATTGATGCCAATCCATACGGTCAATCATTTGATTTAGATCAATGTGATAGAAATTCAAAAAAGATGCATAGATTGCTCCAGCATCTTGTTCATAATCATAATCAGCTTGACTACTTAACGGCTCATTAACTTGTGTTTCATCGTTATAGTCACTTTCATCATTTCCGTATGGCTTTTCATTGATATACTCAAACAAACTCTTTATGACATCTGCCTTAATTGCTATATCATTACTTTGAATGCTATCAACAACCAACAAATCAAAACATTTATTAATTTTTTCAGCATCATCTAAATCACTATCCAAAACACCAAACGCTTCAATCACAACATTAAAAGCTAAATTAATTCGATATTCTTTATCAAGTAATTTAAATGTCGTCTCCGGTCGCTTGGTAAATGAAAACATTAGTCATTGCCTTTTGAACGACGTTGTGAACGATTGCTACCATATTTTTGCTTCAATTCATCACTTTGACCAGCTTCAAACACAGCTTGCGCAATTTTTACAATAGTTACAGCACGATTGTCAGCGTAGCGAGCGATTTCGTCAGCTTCTTTCTTACCGATTGCAGCTTCCAAATATTCTTTTGAGTTGTCAGACATTTCTTTATATGACTTGCTTACCAACTTACGTTGCTCGTCCAAAGTTGCGTCTTCATCATACTTTTCAACTCGACGATACAAATCACCTGTCTTTAACATCAAATCAGAGTACTTTTCATCAATTTCAGGCGTATATCGTGCTGTATACGTTTTCTTGCCAATGATGAAGTCCTCAGACTTGATAATCAAACTTGTAATGTTAATTGCCATGTGTGTTCTCCTTATGAACGCTTAGAATTGTTATGTGATTGGGCTTTTCACCCCATTTGAACGTTTAAGCTGTTGTCGCTAGATCAATATTACTGACCTGTTCCGCTGCCAGTTGTAGTTCCTGTTCCACTAGCATCGACAACTTGTGGCTTTCCGTTAGCTGCAAGTGTGAAACTAAATGTTTGCTTTACGTTTGCAGCGCCACCAAATGGTACGATAGCTTGCAAAGTTGCGGGGAATTGAACTTGTTTACCTGATGGGTCAGTCCAACGAGCCAATGTATGCAATTTTTCACCGACAGCAATATACTTTGAAGCAATATAATCTTGTGCTTCATCACCATCTAAGCGGTGACCGGCAACAGCAAACGAAATTGTCTTACCGGTTACATCAACACTAGAGAACCCCTCACCGTCATAGTAAGGCGTAGTATCAGCTGTTTCAGAAGCAGAAGGTGTGATCGTTTGAATACCAGCTGAAAGTGTCGCCCATGATGCCTTTGATACATCATCAAGCGTTGTGTTTCCGGCTGTATCAATTTCTAACTTATTTTGATAGTTGTCATTAAATGTTTTATTCATTTTAATCTCCTAAATTAATTTGTTGTGTTATTTCAACATTAAAGTCCAATAAAAAAACGCCTTTTTCAGAGACGTCTATCATTGTTGCGAATGGTTGTGGTTCAATATCTATCTTGTTGAAATCATACGTACCATCTGTTTCCAAACTGTCCGTGTTATCCAACAACTCGCTTATCTTCCACAACGTATTATTACCTAATTCAAAATCATCAGTGCGTAAAGCTATCTCAAAAGGCAGTGTGCGTTCTTGAATTCCCGACCAATCCTGACTAACCACTTGTGAACCGGGTTGTGAATAGATGCCAAAATCATTGTCATTGCTCAAGTGTCCTATGATTAATTGAGTTGGTAAATTGTCTAACTGATTAATTTTATCAGCAAGTCTTTCTAGTAAGTCCATTACTTCATCAACTCCTTTACATAGACATCTGTTACAGTTTTCATCAACGATTTGTCGCCTATCAAACGCTTGTCCCAACGGCTACTAGTACCAGGTGTCGTGTAGTTACGAATTTGGCTACCATTAATCACACCAAAGAATTGAGCACGTGCATAAGGCATCATATAGATGATATGTTCACCACCATTTGAAACATTAGATGCTGTTCTCAATCTGTTTTGCTTTTGCATGTCAGACTTCGGAACGAAACGTTCCATAGCCATCATTGCCTGATTAGCAGCCTTAAACTGTGATGCTTTTTTGTTTGCACTAGCCATAATGTGATTAGCTCTATCGAAGTCTAATTTAATAGCCATCACAACACCTCCACTTCGTAACTCCAAACTTCATTATTCATTGGATTACGATTGTCTACTATTCGTTTAATAGTGTACTCGACACCCTCAAAAATAATCTTGTTCCCTTGGCTAGTTTTATCTAGCTTTGGGATTGGAGTTGTTACGTCTGAATACAAAAAAATAACCGCATTGGCAACAACTTGACGACCGTTATTCGTTCCTGAATAAATAGTCTCTTGTTGAACCACACAATTATTAATGATCGTATCTACTTGCGTTTGCTTGCCATATTTATCTTTAACACCGCTAGGTATGCGATAAATAACTTGCTGATTAGCATATTTTTTCGGTATTGTAGGTATTTTAGACACTAGCAACACCCCCATATCGCAAACCGAAACGACCCAATAGCATCAATACTTCATCGGGGACAGCAAATCCACTGCTAGTTGATGATGAACCATCACTATTAGCAGATTGCAATGTGGTGCGGCCTATTTCTACACTTGAATACGAACCATTATTCAAATCAGAACTATCAGTAACGCTATTTCTATCCATGTAATCAATAGTTAGCGCAATAGCACGTTTAAACGCCTTAGCCCTAGCATTTATCCATGGATATTCAGAAGCACTGTCATCTGACAATACAGGCGAATTAGGCATACCATAAAAGTAGTTAGTCACGGCATCAATTTGTATTTCAGCCTTTGAAATTAGCTTATTAAACGTATCTTCTGATACTGAATCAGGTAATATATTTGTAAATTCAGGATAAGTTAAATACATAACTCACTCCTTTCCGAACTGTTACTGTCCGCTACCTGATGTTGTGCCACCAGTAGTTCCTGTGCCGCTACCTGATGTTGTAGTCTTTGTCTTGTTTGACTTACGTACTGACGTATTTTCTACGCTAGTAACGTTTTGATCAATTACAGTACCATTATCATAAGTAAATGGCTTGATTACAAGCAACTTGGTGTCGTCATAGATTGCCACACCGTAGTGCATGTCCGCGTTAAATTTAGTCAACTTATGATCAATATCACGATCCTTTTCAGCTTGCACTGCACGCTTCAAGTAAGTTTTCATAGCACCTGCTTTAGCAACAGCGGCAGATCCAACTGGAATTTTGCGTGAACGAATAAATTGCCAACCCAATACACCACCAAACACGCCAGTAGATAGAATTGAATCTCCTAATTGTGATGCACGTTCCCAATCCAATGCAGCAGCCTTACGGACTTTGTTAACGTCTTTTGGATTCATGTAGATAACGCCTTGTGCACTGCCGTCATCACCTTCAAAGTTGTTGTCAGATGTATCATCAATGAATGCAGCTTCAATATCATCAATAAAGTCTAACTTTGTAAAATCAGCACTAGCTAATGTTAGTCGTGACTTTGATGCGGTAGCAACAGTATCATTATCTAACTTAGCGGCAATAGACATTGTGATTTGTCGAGTTGCTTCACCAACTGGATCACCGTAGCCAGACAATACAGCTTCATCTGTTAATTGAACACCCTTACCGGCTTTCTTAACTGTAAATGTGTCAGTTGAGTTAGTCAGCTGTTCATAATCAATCGCTGCGCCTTCGGCAACGTCTTGCGCATCACCAATATACTTCCAACGAGGAACTGTAATTGTATCACCAGGGCGACCCGATAGAGTATCGTCAATAGGTGCAATAGCCCCAAACTTGATTGCCTTTGGTAGTTGTGCAAGAATCATCTCACCCATCACTTCTGGGTCAATCATTTGTTCCAATGTAGTTAAATCATTTGCCATGAATTATTCTCCTTTATTTTGTGCAACCGCCTGTTCATAGACCTCTGGATTAGAGCTCTTAAGTTCAAGCGCTTGTTTGTATGACAATTCGCTAAGCTTTGGTACCTCATTTGAACCACCAGAAGGATTGCCAGAACCAGTAATCTTAACACCTGGCTTTGCACCTTCTTGTTCGGCAGTAAATAGATAACCATCACTTTCTTGTAATTGCTCAAGTTGTTCTTTCAGACCATGAACACCGTCGTCATCAATCGTAATGTTGTCGCCGTTCAGCAATGCTTTAACAGCCTTGGGGTTTTTAGCCTTAGCTTCACGCAAAGCTAGTTCAATAGCACCATCACGCTTCAATGTGGCAATGTTGGCTTCATAATCAGTCTTAGCTTGCTTGTTTTGGTCTTGCAGTGCCTTGATTTGAGTTTGAAGCTCTTCGTTGTTACCTGCCTTACCTGATAAGTCTTTGAGTTGCTTGTCACGCTCGGAAATTTGTGATGTTAGATCAGTATTTTGTTGTTTCAACTGTTCCAACTCGCCCTCAACGCCCTTTGACTTCTCCAAGTCCTTACCATGTTCAGCCATGACTTGGTTTACCTGTTCGTCTGATAGACCAAACTTTTGCAATGTATCCCTGTTCATAAAAATCTCCTTCGTGTTTTTACGGTGTAACGTCACCGAATTTTTTGAACTTAAAAAAGCCTTTTATAGACATGCTTGGGTCTATTGTCATCTAGGCTAATTCTAAATATTAATGTGTTTTGGCTACTTTAGCGATTACGTCAGCGGTTATTTCGAGATTGCTGAGTAAGAATTCTTCGTTAACCGTGGCACCGTTACCAAATCCGTCAATCTTCACTTTGCCATTTTCAATCAAAACATAGGTCAAAACTAGCTTTGGTAATTCATTAGGAATCATAACTATTTCTGAATTTTGTAGAAATCTGTATTCTACTGTTTTTCCATCAATCACAATATCGTAATCGAGACCGTGGGCTAACTCTGTATTTAAATTCTGCTTTTGAATAGTAAGTTTTGGAATTTTTTTATTCATGATGACTTCTTTCTGCTGATTTTCTGCTGAATATTTACTTACTTTGAATAGATTCACGTGAATAATCGCGACCTAGATAGTCTTTGTCATTAATGAATTCTCGTAAGTTTTTCTGCTGATTAGATATACGTGACTTCATTCTTGATGCCATTTCTTGGTCGTTTAATTCTTGTGCCGCTGCTAATCGTTTCTTGCTACCACGTATAGCTCGTTCCATGTTGCGTTGCTTTTGTTGCTCTTGGCTACGTTTCATAGCTTCGTCAGGGTCATATTGTTTAGGTGTAACGTCAGTGTTCACATCTGGGTCAAAGGGCGTTAATGTGTGTGAGCAATTAATCTTTAATGTTATCTCACATCGCTGTGAGTGTCGGACTATATCTTCTCAACCCGTTGGTTGGCGTTGCGCTTCAACTGGTAACTCATTATCCAGCTTACTCTACTCGATTCAAACTCTTTCGATAGTCTCTACACCTTTTTAGATGTATTCCCAACGATAACCGCCAGCAGATTTTCGATACTTTTTATGATTGGCAACAGCAGATATTAGACTGCCTCCAATTCCCGTATCACGTTCAGCAATCCTTACACCGTCATATATTTTTACCAAATTGCCGTCCAAATCATATTGAGCGACTTTTTTCTTTGTTTTGTCGGTATATTTTTTTAATTGCTTACTTTTTTCTGCTAGATATTCAGGATTTTGCAACCGTTTTTTCTGTAATTCGCTTAATCTTTTAGACGCATGCAATCGGTATTCAGGGTCTTCCCAATTCGTTTTATTCATTTCAGTGAACTTTTTACTTTGTATCTCACTGTTATATTCTGAATAAGACGGGTTACCACTCACAATGTTATACATATCATGTCCAGACCTATATAAATCAGTCCAGTAACGTTCTTTTTCGTCTAGTTCGTCACGACCGCATTCTTCAATCAACACCATTGAAAAGTTTTCTTTACCGATGAGTGCCATTTCCGAATGCAAATTTAAAGGACGTTGATTTAACGCAGTTATTTTAAAATGGTCTAACTTTCTTTGATGAAAATTTGTAGTTTGACCTATATAAACTTTGTTGCTTAGCAAATTGGTTACTTTGTAAATTCCTGTTTTTCTTTCAATCATCGTTGAGAATCTCCTAAACTTGGCACGGGATTGACCACATGGGCTTTCCCCGTTAGCTTTATTGTATATTTATATGATAACACTTTATACCATACATGTTAACAAATTATACCAATAAAACACCCTTGAGTAATAAGGTTCACAACGTTTATACAGGGCTTAACTGTCAACCCTGTGTTCCGCTAGGGCTTCCATACCCGTGATTGTAAATTGAAGCATACCGCGAATCGTAAGCTTCATTATCCTCTGTCACAACATTGACTACTTTGCCTTGAATAGGCGCACATGCTTCACGAGCGGCAGGGTGTGAACTCATCATTGCTTGCCCCATACCGTAATCATGCATACGTTTTAATCTCAAATCATTAAATGTTCTATGAGCTGTCGCATTAACAACCAGTCTGGAATAACTTTCCAATGACCAACCGTGATTGCCTTTATCAACTAAAGTAGTCTGAATACCCTTATCAACCCATTTATACACGTTATCTCTAACGGATTTTTCTGGCGTTTTAAGACCACTTGTTACTTCTAGCGTTGATTGCTTGACGATACTTTGAAACGTCTTCATAGCTGCATTATTTTCGTAATTAGTAGTCAACAGTGTTTGATTAACGTTGTTGTTAATATCAAGGAATGTCTGTCGCATGATTGAATCTAACATATTAGAAACATCATCACCAACGGTGACTTGTTTCTTCATTATTCCCTGTAATTGTTTGTCAATTTCTAACACTATCTGCAAGCCGTTACGCTTAACCATGCTTGTTAATTCATGCTCTGATACTTTATTAGCTTTAGCCACTATCTTGATCACATCACGAGTTAACGCATGCATTTTGCTAAGTTGTTCAACTTGCCACATCATTGCGTTATCGCCATTGATTTTATCCCAATCACTGTCTTTAACTGCATCAATCAGCAGTTTAAATATATCCTGTTCTAATTTTGCATAGATATCAGATATACTATTTGCTTGCTGTTGCATCGTGTTTGGCGTAATCATTCATCATTGCCTCCACTACCTTCACCACCTTCACCATCGTTTCCACCAAGCATACCAGCCTGTTCATCACTCATATTGTCTGTTTCAGGTGCTTCACTTTGTAACTCTGCAAGCCATTTGTCGGCATCGTCTTCACTCAAACCGTAATTACGCATTAAGAATTGTTTCTTAGGCATAAATCCAGCCATTGCAACCTTTAAATCTTCTTCGAGTTGCTTATCTTTATCAACGAACACGCCATCATCAAAATGTAAGTTAATCTCTAATGGATTATTGACTAAATCGACTGATAATGGCGCTTTTTGGTTGTCAAACAACTCAGGCTTAGTAGCTAATTGAACAATTGATATAATCAACTCTTTGATTTGCTTCTCAACTTGAGTAATATAGCTTGAACGAGTACGATACGTTTCACTGTTATCAGAAACAACTTCTGTTGCTGTTTTATCGCTCTTTGTAGCATCAGTAGACAATGTTCCTTGTGATAGCCCTATATTGTTCTCAAACTCACGCACAAACACTTGAAGCGATTCACTGTATTGTTGTACGCGAATGTCGTTGGTCAAGTCTTCAATAATAGGCTTGCCATCTCTAGTCTTACCAACTTTCATAAACACATCATCATCTGGGTCGAATGCGGGTGCGCCACTCATTTCGTCACCGGCATGCTCTGCTGTTGGTTTCATCAACGTACTATCAATCGCTATGCGTCTCTTACCTAGCTTTACTTCTCGATGGAATTGGTCTTGTGCTGTATTGATCGCATTAATAACGTGTTTGTTATTCTCTACAATTCCAATACCTAACGGACTTTCAATTGACTTGTTGTTCTTGCCAGGCGTTTTGAAATAAGCGAATGTTGGTCGTACGATATCACTAATAACAACTTGCTCTGGTAAGTCAGCAAACTCATCAAGAACAGGTAAATTAACTTGTTGTCCTATCTCGCCGACGTTTTCGGAGCGATACAGTTCATTAGTAATCGTTTCTTCACTAATCCCATCGAACTCATGAAATTCTAGTAACGAGTACCAAACAGTCTTATTATTCTCTGACTTAGTTGTTCGATTGACAATAACCGCTGATTGAATATCATTTGTGTTAGATTGCAACGGTACAAATTGGTCTGCACGTACCCAAGCTAACTTAATCTTGTTATTATCCACGTATGGTCGAATAGCAAATCCCCCAGTAGCGATACCAGTTTCTAAATACTCTTCATACTTCAAATTAAACAAGTTATCAGTCAACACACCGTTAATAAAAGTATCGATATTTTCACCAGTTACAGATACAGTTACCTGTTCATTAAATATTACTGACGCTAATTTACGCGCTGCTTGATGAGTGACAGATAGCGTTGATAACTTTCGTTGACGCCGTTCGTTGTTCGTATTGTAGAAATGAACATCAGCAAACACATCACTGTAATAGTCCAAGTCTTCTCTAATTCTTGTAATTTCACTGACAGGCAAGTTAACGCGTGGGTCATCAGTAATATTTGCAAGTGATTTTCCAAAGCCCATGCTTATTTTTCCTTTCGTAAAAAAATCGTGTAGTTTATCTCTGATTGTCATAATTGCTCCTACCATGCAAGGTCTAGCACATCTTCATTGTCAAGAACAAAATACTGTGCACTATCCACAGCGTGATCATCAACCTTAATTACCTTGGGTTCGTCAGTTTGTAAAGACTTTTCTTCCCATTGGTATTTTTGATGTTGTGGAATAAAGTACTTAAGGTTATTTTCAGTAGGCAGATAATAAAAACGACCCTGTGCAAGTAAATTCTGCATACGGTCAATCATGTCCGGTTTCTTCAATTTGGCTACTGCATGCCAGTCAACACCATAATCTTTATGATACTGGTTACGCAACGCACGTTCTGCACTATCCATTGTCATGTTGCTGATAGGCTTGCCATACCTTGCGTACATTTGCTCTATAAAGTCATGAATGTTCTTAGACAAGTCATCAGGAGCCATCTTATCAACCTTGCCTTCTGGACTGTAATACCACATATCTAGTAGCACTACCTTACGATGATACGTTACACCATAACAACCCACAGCAGTAGCAGATACAGAATGTCCGACATCGGCAGAAAAATACAAATCAACAACGGCATCATCTAAATCTTCTAAGTGTTCCAGTCGTTGGAATAAGTCCATCTTATAGACGTTTGTTCCAAGGCCAACTGGTTCACCTAAAAATTGCCATCTGTAATAGTCATGATCATTAACTTTATACTTCTCAATGTCGTGTAAATACTGTTCGGACAAGAAATGCAGTTTATCATCTAAGTACGTCGTATGTACTACTAAAAAATCAGGGTCATCACGAACTGTTTCCACCCATTCATTAATCCAGTCATAAGGATTACGTGGTGGGTTATACGAGAATATCGTAACGACTTGCATGCCTTTAGGTAGCTTTTGACGTGTATATGATAATTGAACTGTGTGTATTTCGGTAAAATTACTAAACTCAGTAGCTTCTTCAAACCACAACCAACGTACATATCCCTTAGCTATCTTGAACGACTTCTGTTTACTAGGGTCATCAACACCAGAAAAGTAAAAGCCACTGCCATTACGTCTATCTATAATCTCCATAGGAGACGTTTTAAAGCGAAATAACCACGATACGTGTAATTCATCTAAAGCCCACTTAATTTGCTCATAAACGCTACGTTTGAGATTACCAGCTACCTTACGATAACAAACCACATTGGCATTTTCGTCAGCCATCATACCCATTGCTAGATACATACTGATCGCACTAGATTTTGTACTAGCACGTCCGCCTTCTTCGATAATATTAGATGCGTTTGTTTCCCACAAATGGTCAAAAGCTGGATTAACTAATTTAGCTACGTTCATCTTCTTCTGCCCTCCTATCGAAACCAATCACTTGCACATCATCACTATCACTTAGGCTTTTATCTAGATATTTGAGTAATTCTTGGCGTGCCTTGCTACGATCATATAACTCAACCACCGGACCATCTTTTCCCATTTTTATTGACTTGATAGGTCGTGTATCAATCTTTTCTTTATCCTTGAACTGTAACCATGAATTTCGATAAACAATCGGATTACCGTCATCATCTGTTGCAGGACGATTAGTTATTTCTTCTCCGTTTTCATCTCGCTCATAAACAGTTTGATTACTTTTACCAAATTTTATGTAATCGCCAATATCAGCACGTGCCTCGATAACCATATCTTCCATCAAATCAAAAGCGTCCACGCTAAGCTCTTGTAATTTAGCTTTGCGCAAACGCTTTATTTCGTTTTGAACTCTAACATTTCCTAACAACCTCGGCCCAGTTACAAAGGCTATTCTTCTATCGACATCATAGACATTTATGTAGGCTTGCGTGGCATTAGAAATACGGAGATATTCTAGTACAAAGGCTTTTTGTTTATCTGTTAGTTCACTGTCGCTGAGTTCATCAATAGCTTTTTCAGTCAGCTTTTTTGTTGCAACCTTTGCAACCTTTTGTGCAACCCTTTTATCTTTGGTTGCACTACCATCAGACTTCCAATAACGAGACTTCCAAGACTTAACCGTACTTATTGACACACCATACTTATCAGCAATATCTTTATACTTCAAACCAGACAAATAATCTTGCTCGGCTTCTTCATACTTTTTCATGTCATTTAAGGCACCTCCTTTCAATACTGTTTATAGGTCTATTTATTTCTTATTTCGTCAAAAGTAGCTTTTATCATTACAATGCAAGCTGCCAACAATATCAAAAATATAAGTAATCCGACCATAAATAAAACACCAGTCCATACCGCACTAACCATTTATTTGTCTCCTATAATTTTTCAATACACCGCTACCGTGATTATTCATTTTGTCATAGATACTTGCCATTTCTAAATGTGGATTTGTGTTTGGAACTACATTCGGTTTGCTATCGAAGGCGTGCATAATACTGTGGCTGATACCATTAATTGCTTCAACAATAGCTTTACCAGCGTTACCTATACTTTTATTTATCTTTTTAGCAAACATATACCGTCTATGCACTGCCATTTCATGTCTAGCTCTACTTAACTGTTTATGTCTTGGGTGTCCTTGCTGCATAACGTTCTCCTCATTCACTGCAAAATAAAAAGCGCTTATAGCGCTCATGTCCAACTGATAAATCTACCAAAGGTAAAGTGTGTTAAATGTCCTCGGGAAACATCATACGACAAATTACCGTCTATCCATATCGATATATCTGAATCACTGTTGTAGCTCAATGTTTCAATCTCATGCTTATTCATCTTAGGGAAGTTGTTTATTGAATCAAAGTATTTTTTGTCTAAAATATCGGTATCAATGTTAATTGAAATACTATTGCCCTCATTAGCAGTGACTTTAATTCCTTTGTCGGTGTACATTTTGTTAACGTAATTAAAAAGTTTTTGTTTTGAATCAATGCAACCGTAATCAGAATATTTTGAGTGTTTTTCGTTGTCTAATCTATTTGTTTGGTATATGTTGATGTTCTGTATCACCAAACATAAATTTATCAACGTTAATAGCGACAGCAAAATGAGACTAAGCTTGTTTAACATATCATTCTCCTAAACATGCCACTCGGCAACTAACTTGTCACTATCATATTCAAGTGCATATAGTTCTTTCTTAGATAACGTCCAACCGTTCATAATTTCGTAATTGTCATTTGGTTTAACTGTTCCAAGCTGTCGACTAATCACACCACCCTCATCAACTATCTTTTCCTTGTGGAAGTGACCTTTGTGGATTTCACGACTGTGGGATAGTGACCAGACACCACCGAACTCATTTGCAAATAGAATAGGCAAGTTCTTAGGTGCTAAGTCACCGTGAGCCAACATGATACCAACATTATCCAATAAATAGGCGTCACGGAACTTGATATTGTTATGAACGACTACCTGTGGATATTTAGCTTGTAGGTACTCCATAAACGCAAACTCCATGTTGCCGGAATGGTTACCTGCCATTTGCTTAACATATACTTTGGTGCTGTTTTTTAGTGTCGCTGTAACTAACACATCAAACAACCATTTGGCATCATTCCAAGCAGCTACCATATCGACATCTTGAAGTATTGTTGATTTAAGCGTTTGTGACGACCACATCTGACTGGAATGGAATAGATCGCCCAACTGTTCAATCACAATCGTTTTGTAACCCTTGTTAATGACATCTAGCATTCTGTCTAAGTGGTTTTGAACGTCTTGCCTCTTAGTCACACCAAAGTGCAAATCAGGAAGTGGAATCACTAAATTGTGAGCACTGTGCGCTACTTGCTTCACCGTGTACGGTTCAATTTCCTGCTTTAGTATTTCGGTAATATCTTCAAACGTTAATTCATCATCTAACTTTGGCTTAACATTAACCTTTAACTGGAAATTCCACTTTGGCCCATTATCCGTTGGTGTCGTCCATTGGTTTGGAATTGCTGACACGATACGCCAGTCGTTAACATCAAGATTAAGATACTCAAGAATATCCTCTGGTGTCTTTTGTGTCTGCTCATTCAGTAGTAAATACTTGGCTGTGATTTTAATATCATCAACCTTACCGTCACTGCCATAGCTATATTTAGGCTCGATACTAAAATGGTCGTTTTCATCATTGTGTGATTGTGGCGCTTTTACACTTGCATATCGTCGCACAGAACGTCGCGCATAATACACGCCTGTTTCTTCATAAAGTTTTTCAACTATGTTTCTTGAATCAAGTCCTTGCTCACTCAATTCTTGAACACGCTTCTTTAATTCATCAGTCCATTTTGTGTAGCCCATTATCGCCACTTCCTATCATCATAAAAGGCATCTTTGCGCTTGTCTGTATTCGACTTGCGTTTAGATGCCTTCTTGTGTTTCTTATTATATTTTTGTTGCTTGTCTAACCTGCGGTAGATGTTTAACTCATCATCACTGGCGACAAGTCCATAATCGTCATCTATTTTCATAACTCATCCTTTTCGTCAAAGAACTTCTGCACCAACAAAATAGATTTAGGATTTACAAATTTATTTTCGCTCTGTATTCTTAATAAATCATTAACTGGAATACCAATCTTTAAAGCTAATATTTCTATCGTGTCATGGTGAATTATCGTATATTCAAATAATTTATTGCTTAAACTTTCTAATGTTTTCATAATTTTCTCCAATAAAAAAGCACCCGTTAAGGTGCGTGTATATCACATATGTAAAACAGGTCGAAATCGACCTGTTTAGTTTTTATGTACATCTAACTGAATTTACCACCAACAGTTAGAAATCGACATCTGACCAGTGTGCAATGTCCTATCAACTTCACGAAATCGGTTAAATCTATACCAATAACCGGGAGCGCTTTTTGTCAATCAAAAAATATTATTTTAATGACTTTTCATTATATTTTTTTCGTACTACATAAACAAATCCTCCTATTGAGGTTGCATTCCAAGTAATACCTTTTTGTGAAATTTTTTCGTATGGTAAATTAGAAAATATAATCTTACCTTTTGCATCATAAGGTTTAAAATTAAATAAAACAAAAATCGGATTCATATAAATTAATCCAAGTTTAGTGTACAATAATCCGATAAAACAGAAAAACATAACGTTCATCATTAAGTTCGAAAAATTCTTACCAAATTCAATAGTAGTCATTGGTAAAATATAGGTTGCAACATAGCTAATAATTGTATCTGTTGGCCTTTTTACTTGTTCAATCGTTAAGGTGCGTACATTTGGTTTAGATCCCAAACTAATACTAGAAACAAAAATAGAAATAATAATGAAAAAAATTAGGACAAAACAAATTACCAAATATAGACCATCGATTTTATCCTTTGGTTTGATTCTAAAAATATAATCATAGTTAGAAATTATTAATAGTAAATAAAGTGGAAAATACGAACAGATGAACATAGAAGATTTGACAACAAACTTATATATTTTTTTCATTTTCACCCTCCTTAGTTCATAAATGTGATACTTCAACCAATTCTTTTGTCAGTTCCTAAATGATTATTAATTAATGTCCTGTAATACGAATCTCTGACTAAATTAAGTATTGGCATTACCTGGTTTTTTGATTCAAAAATAAGCGTGTTCTTCGGAATCTGGTTATACTCAATGTTCAAATCAAACATGTCAATTGTGGTTATTACCTCATCAAAGTTGTTTAAGGCATTCTCCCAATTTATGTCTTCATTTGCCATTTTTGTAATTGTCTTTTGTATTCGTTTGTCACTTAGACAAGCTTCTTCAAAATCGTCAAAATTTGTGATATATCCTCCTGTTTTGATCAGAGTTAACATTTCAGTAGCTTTTGAACTAAAAGTTTCATCCATGAAGAAAACACGTTCAATAGCTATATGATTCAATAATAACAATTCATTATCATGCTGAATAATATCAATTTGACCGTCAAGACCAATCATCTTTGCATCAATTCTATTTAGTTCTTGCCCTCTAAAGAAGGCAACAACACCCTTAGAATAGAGTCTCTTAAATTTTGTAACCCTCCTAATTAGTTTATAACTTTGATGCAGAGTATGATTGGTCAAAATAACAGTATAAAAATTTAAGTTGTCTGCTTCGTCTTCAAGATCTTCATTATTATTAGCATCAGCAAGACTATCTTCATATTGGCTGTAACACGAAATTTCGGACGTATTAACCGTTTCATATGTTCCGTCCGCAACACCCGTAGGGTTATATTCCTCTACTTCAGCATTTTCCAAAATCAGACTGTTAACGTAATTTACAAATAAATCCATCAAAGTATCGCGAATGTTATCGCCAACTGCAGATCTGTAAGAAATAAAATTTAAATTGTTTGATACTTTTCTTGTAAAAAACAAACTCATATCTGTATCTGGATGTGCAAGAAAATCTTGTAATTCTGTTAATTCCATTATTATTCTCTTTTCTCTTTTATACTATCATTCAACACCTAAATGTATAAAAAAGTCAACCATTTACAAAATCTATATTAAGTTGTGCGGACGTACCGCGATTGACAGGGCAAGGAATCGAACCTCGCACTTGTACTCCACATCATATCCCCCAAGATCTACGTTGGAATCGAACCAACTCGCGTATGTGTCTCTCATATATAGCGTCTGCCCATTCCGCCACCTGTCGTAATGATAGATATTCCAACCTATCGTATTTTTACATACACAGTGGCTTTTTCCGAAGCGTGTGTAACGTTGCTTTTAATGGATTAGCAATAACCCTAATACCCTTTTAATTTTGAGTTTTTTTAAGTCAAATAAAAAAGCATCCTAAGATGCTTTTATGATGATCTATATCATTTTTACGATATTATCAATACTTTTTTCAGGAGAGTATAGAATGCCTGGGTCACCACGTGCTAAATAGTAGCACATTAAGTTACTCTTGTCACTAACATGTTATGTACGGTGTCTCACTCCTTTTAGTGAGAAAGAAGTTAAACAAAGTAAATCAAGAATGTTCATGTGAGACACCATGAAAATAATGTTAACATTGTTTTCTGTGAATTGCTATACCGTTTTCACTATGATTGATAATTATCAACAATACCATTATCACACCGTTTTTAAGTCAAAAACTGTCTAAAAACTCGCATGTTTTCGCTACTCCGAGTTATCCACAGGCTGATAAGCAAACACCGACTTTCGATATATCTGCTTAATCTTCTGCAAATCTCTATGGCACTGGCTCTCTGACTTAGAAAGTATTCTAGCTACCTGTTTCCAACTGCGCTTACGTCTACGATCATATCGCAAGGATAGCATGGCTCTTTCTTCCTCAGTTAGTATCTTTAAAAAGTTTGACATGCACCACTTGTCACGGATAAAGGACTGTAACGCATAATCGCTCTCTTCAATGATTAGCTGATTGTCCAAAACTCGGTTTTCTTTATTTTGAGCAGTACCACCGCCTATATTTTCATCTACCGTTTCAGGTGTCTGCAATTCTATCTTACGTAGCTTAATCTGCATGTCAATTACACCTGAATAATAGTCACTTAGGTATCTGTCGATTCTATCTGCCACACTCTACTCCTAACTATTCATAATCTCTTCTCAATTTTTCGTAGATTACAAATGACGTAATCCAAAATATCAACATGACTGCATTCAACCCATAAGCTACACCAGTCGTCTTCATTGTAGGCGGTAAATCACCCCAATTAATCCATGTTCCCATCATTAAATATGACAACGCTCCTATAAAGAACGATTTCATTAAACTAACAATCATTACTCGTCCCCCAAAAACTTCCGTAAATCATCTGTGAATTTCTTGTGCCATTCGTTCATGTTAATTACCTACATACTGATTAACGATCTGGTCTGACTTGTCACGAGTATCTTGTGCGTCCTTGATAGCTTGTGCCATGTCTGCATCATTAGACTGCTTTTGTGCTGCTAATCGGTTATTCAAATCAGATACTTTTTGATTCAAAGTATCAACTTCTTTTTGCTTATCAGCAACCTTATCGTTACCCTCTTGTATCTTTTGCTGAATTTCTTGAATCTTCTGTTGGATTTCCGCCTGCTTACCAGCTAATTGATCGTTGAAGCTGTTTTGGTCTGCTGCGCGTTGGTCTTGTAGTGCCTTATAGTCAGACTTAGCTTGTGCTAATTGATTCTGTAAGTCCGCCTGACTATTGTCAGCTTGTTGCAATGCTTGCTGCGCATTCATTAAATCAGTCTTGTTCTTACTCAACTGATTTGCCAACTTGTCTAGGTTAATTTGAATCTGCACCATGTTAGCATGTCCTTGCCAATTTGATGCTGCGTAACCTACTCCTGCTCCACCTAGTAATAGTGCCGCTGCGCCAAGTGATACGATTGTTGTTTTTGTAAATTTTTTCATGTTATTTCTCCCTTATGCTTCCTCTATATTGATAGCCGGTCCCATTGCAACATTATTATTGAAATGGCTGACTTCATTCTTTAGTGCTTCGTAATCCTTATCCGAAACAAACTCGCCATTTTGATATTCGTAATCGTAATAATTATTGAACATCTTCATGAAAGAATTGGTTGCTGATGTAATTTTGTAAACTTTCACGCTTCAACCTCCCACACTCCTAATACCATAGCCAAATCAATAGTCTTTGCATTTTCACATAAATATTCGAATTTTTCTTCGTCTCTATTTTCAGAAAGCGCAATGCCAACACCGAATTTAGAAAAATCTGTCTTAAAACTTCTATAGTTTTTTGTTTGTAGTTCTGTCAATACATTATCAAGCCAACGTGGTACTTTAGGTATTTCAACCTGTACATAATTTTTGCTATTATTCATGTTATTTCCTCTATTTCAATCTTCAAATAAGGTTTTTCGGTGTAAATCTTCCGCCCTCGGCCATCTACAATGAAACGATCATCTTCAATAATCAGTGCATTCAACCTATCTTGTGTGGACTTGCATAAGTTATCCCAATCACCTAGCTGTGATGATGTTGGGTATATCTCACGATTAAGCGCTGATAACTTTTTCTTCTTGCTCCACGACCGCGGTGGCATGAAACCGAACACATAATCAACACGTATCGGTTGCGGGCCAAATCTTTTGAACTTACTACGATTCAATTTAGACTTCAACCTAACCGCCAAATCCGCAATGTAAGCTTTTTCTTGCTTGCTCTTGTAAATTTTTCCAAACTTATTAAAATTTGATTGATTATGAGGTGCTGGATTAACTGTTAATTCTGTCTCAAATTTAAACATTTATCGGCTTGCCCTCTGCATAATAATTAAGTCATTATGATTTTTTATACGTCTTTCCAATTTGTTAATTACTTCCAATGCATATCGACCATCAACCACACCCCGTGGTTCGCCATCTAGAGTTAAAAATGCTTGCCTTGCTTCTTCAAATGGACTTAATCTTTTACTTGTCGCCATCTCTATACCTCTCGTTCGCTCTCAAGCCCACATAAACAGTCCTATTTGACGTTTTAAATTCAGTTTAGTGTATTTATACCTAAACAGTATTTAACGCCTTAAAACGTTTATTACTGCCTATCTAATGTTTAATCTATGAACCTCTGCAATCCGCTCATCTATCTTGATGCCTGTCAGGTGGTGTTTCTGTAAGAATGTCTCAATACCTAACGAATGCGCGTCCTGATGATGAATACGACATAATTGCACGGCTCTGTGTTTCAAATGGTTAGTCTTGCGCCTGTCTACACCTTGACCAATCGTGTCTAAATGGTGCAGGTCACTCGGTCTCTTGCCACATATCACACAACACTTGTTTATCAGACACTGATATTCCCAATGCACTATTTCCTGTGGCTCTAGTTCATTCAACGGCTTCACACTCAAAGCAATGTCGTGAAGTGCTGCATAATCTAATAACATGTTGATAAATTCGTTCGTATCCGACTTGTTGCCCTTGACTGCGCTCAGGCTAAATTCGCCAAAGTCTAAGCCATGGTAATACTCGTACATACCGTAAAAGTGCCTTCTCGTGCTTTCTACAGTCTCTAACCATGCTCCACCTACTTGTGACAACCAAATGTCATTTAGTAGTGCAAACGCAAATCTACGCTGTTTTGGCGTTGGCTCATTATCATCACTAGCTACCACTGACAGAACTTGTTGCTGATTAGTTGTGTGATACTTCTGCAATGTGCGCAAATCTTCATCGCTCATTTGCAATGTGACCAACCCTTTGTTTGGATCTAGCTTATTCACTTGTCCAAATAATTCAGTCACTATTCGTCAACTACCTTACGAACCAATAACGGTTCATCAAACCCAAATACTTCTGATTCCTTTTTCGTCTTTGGACTTCTAACAATTTTCTTCAAGCCATTAATATATTTCATGCAATCAGGCTTTGTGCCGTGAAAATACACGTGTTTAGTTTTATAGCCAAATACTTCACTCAATTTGTTTACCTCAAATTTCCTCTATACCCCAATTCCAAGGTTCACTGTCAACGCACATGCGCTTGGCTAATGCATATTCCACATCATCAAACTTCGTGAACACTCTTGGGTCTCGCATAATCACTCTGTCGTTTTCTGTACAAATCATTTGATAACTCATTCTCTAACATCGTCCAATCCGTCAAACACAACTGTGTTCTCTGCTTTTTTTGTAATCAGTCGGCTAACAATCTTCTTGTTGTACATGCGCTCCAAATCGCCCCTATCGTTGTTTGTAGTCACGATAGTGCTGTAACGCTTGTTGCCGTCTTTATCTTTCACTTGCCTTGCTTCAGCAACTCGAAACCAGAACTGCTGTAATCTTTCAGTGGCACTACCTTCGTTTTTCATACCACCAGCTTCTGAACCAAAGTCATCAAGTATCAAAACATCAACTTCACGCATTGATCGCTCAATGTTTTTTATCTTGATGGCTGCTTCATTGTCATTGAAGTCATACATAATCAATTCTCGTAAGTCCATAACGCTGACAAACATGCTTAACTTATCCGAGTGCTGTTTCAGCGCATCGATGATTGCTAACACCATGGCTGTTTTACCAGTACCAGCTTCACCGTAGAACAGAACGTTGAAATTACTATCAAACATTCTCTTAGTGATATCTGCTGACTTTTTCCAAATGTCATGGGCTAACTTTTGATTAGGTTGCACTTTTGGGTTCCACTTCTGAAATGTGAACGTCTGCTCACCGCTAGCTCCCCACACGCTATCTCGCTTGTAGATACGTGCCCTGTTATTAAACAGTGCTTGACGAACTCGTTCCTGGTCTTCACGTTCTACTTTTTCTCGCCATGCTTGCAATTCTTCATCGCTAACCTTGTTCTTGGCAAAGCGTTCATCGTTTTCCAACATCTCCTTGAGGCTATTCATCTCGTTCCATAGCCTCCGTTCTTCATTGCTGGTTTGCTAGTTACCTGGTTTTCATTCAAATAACTTTCAAACTTAGTTCCAAACAACGTTTCAGGCCTTAGATACTGTTTCATTTTTTGATCTGTTAACCATTGCTTGCTTTTAACATCAATCACAGTTCTGAAATCATCTAAACTAAATCCATCGTTAAATCTTGCTTTGATTGATTTTTTAGTTTTAGTTCCACTACTTCGATACTTACTTCCAGTCTTTTCGTTCAAATAATCAATAACTTCTTTGTAAGGGAGTTGGTCGGGTTCTTCAGAACCGGACAATATATCTTTTCTATCCTTACCTAACCTATCCTTACCTAACCTATCCTGTGCGGACATTTGGTTGTCAATTGGTTGCACTTTGGTTGTCATCTGGTTGTCAATAAAATAAGACCCATCTATATCAACGTTTAGAAGACTTTTTTCAGACCTGTAAATAGTTGGTTTCAATCTATCCTTGCGTATTTTATTATTTAAATTCCAATCCTTAACAACACTCACGCCATTTTGAAACATGATGATAAATCCTTTAGCTTTTAGCAGTGATAAATCATCGCTGTTTGCGCCATATGCTCTACTCAGCATTTTTGCATTACCGATAAATCCCTCATCATCTGCTTCCATACCTAAATGAAAATACAGAAGCTGACTAGACATTGGCATATCGACAAATGTGTCGCTGGTTGTTATTTCTTTACTAAACATTCTTCTTTGTGCCATGTATCACCTCTTAGAATGGTAGGTCGTCATCACTGATATCTAACGGACTATTTCCTTTAGAGGCGAATGGATCAACATCAGTAACATTAGTGCTGTTTGGTTGACTAGATTGTGGTTGTTCTCCTCTTGGCTCCAATAGGTCAAAAGTATTAGCGTTGAGTTCATTTACATAAACTCGCTGACC